GTCGTTGATGATAGAGTACTGAGTGTCGTTGATGATAGAGTACTGAGTGTCGTTGATGATAGAGTACTGAGTGTCGTTGATGATAGAGTACTGAGTGTCGTTGATGATAGAGTACTGAGTGTCGTTGATGATAGAGTACTGAGTGTCGTTGATGATAGAGTACTGAGTGTCGTTGTGAGACTTGATAAAAAATCCGCTAACATTCCACTTGAACCACTTGAACCACTCATACTTTTCCCATACGCATAAGCGTTTCCTTTTCCGTTATTTGTTTGTGCTAATGTAACAGAAAACATAGTAAAAATATACTTCCAAATCATTTTATTATATATAATATTTAATAAAATTTCAACTTACAAATTCATATTTTAAACCTGTTTCCTCGCACATAATCCTCCACGCATCGTTATGTATTCTTAATGATTCAACCATATCTTGTACTTTAAAATCTTCACGTTCGCACTTATAATTTATAGCTTTTAGATGCACATATAATCTAAATTGGGTTCCAAGAGAAGCACTGCGGTTATATGTATGTTTTATTTTATGCCAGACATTCTGAGTTTCTTGATAATCGATAATTAACCTTTCTCTAAATAATGATATATCAGGTAAACTCCACCCCCAATATTTATGAGCTATAAAATTAGATTCATCGTAATATTTGTTATTTCCTGTATTTTCCAATGCATCCCATAATTTTTTCTTGCTTGTATCTTTTTTCTTTCCACTGGCTGTTAGAGGCAAATTTCTATAAAATTCTCCACTTTTCATATTCATAGATAAGAAATAAACATCCAACTCGGAGAATATCTCATCTGGAGGATGTGGTTCGTTTTTACCTTCATATTTATCCAAAACTTTTATAAAATTTATTGTATCATCTTCGGGACTAGAAAAATTATCAGATATACGAGTGTAAGAATTAGGTTTCAAGAATGTATTAATGCATTGACAATCAGAACACGTATATATATTATCGTCAGATTCTTCGTCAGATTCTAATTCTTTACTACAACCTTTACATCTAGTAATTAAATCTAATTGTTTTATACATTCTATTTTTACATAATTACTACATAGATCTAAATATTCTTGTAATATTAGAATATTATTTGTCTTTTTATATCTATCCAATATTTGTTTATAATTACTAAAATATTTTTCGAAGTACTCTATTTCCATATTTTTTTTCTTCATAACATTATATTTATGTTTTACAATTTGATCTAATTTATCTACATCTATTTTATCCTTATATTTTATAACTACATGTTTTGGTATGTCGTTTTGGTTGTTTGCTAAAATATTTTTAGGTATTCCTAATCTCTCCTTCTTCTTTCTATTAAAAATGTCTAGAGGAACTTCCATTTATATTATGAATTCTTTGAACTAATTAATAATTTTTTTATTAATTAATTTTCTTTTAATAACATTAATGCCATTGCACTATAATTATGAAGATCTAATAAAGTATCTTCTAATTTTTCATCTTCTACGAGGGTTATTTGGGTCTTTGTTATACTTTGAAATCTTTGTAATTTATCTGATATTCTAACTAAAACACCTAGTGTACCATATTTAGCAAAAGCGTCACCATAATCTTGGTTCTTTCTTTTGAACAGTTGCAAAGATTTATCGTGTATTTCTTGTAATTGAGTTACTCTATCCATTTATTAATTAAGTCCTTCAAGCAAATCGTCGACCGAACTTTCTTGGTTTCGTCGCAGTGGAGACGCAAAACGCTTAGTAAGAGGACTGGATGGTCTTTCGGAAGCAACCGGTGTCAGAGTTCGTTTAACTTCAACTTCTGAACCTGATGACACAGCCCCAACAATAGTCTCAATCTGCGAATCTCCGAAACCACCATATTCTACCAAGAAGTGACGAACTCCTTGCGATGCTGTCTCCAAACGAGGATTGTAAACAACATTATAAAGAACATCGCTATCATCTTGAGCCAACCTTCTCTTGATACTATTGTTCTTCATAACAATTCTTGTAATACCCTTACCCTTCTCTTGCGCTCCAGAAACATCCATAACTTTACCAGAACTGACAACTTCAGCAAGCTTATCACGAAGTGTCTTGCGACCAGTTCGTTTCTCTCCCTCTGACGAAAGCGTATCCTTGCGTTGAGTTTGATATCTCTTGAGAAGTTCAACCAAAATCAAAAGATTAATTTGACGCTCTTCTTGACGTTCCGCGGATTTTTGTTCACGAACTAGTTGCCAATCTTCTGTTTCTTTTACAAACGCTTTACGAACTCCTGCTTTCTTCAGGTTTTTCATGTTATAAGCGCTAAGAAGACTCTTAGAAGCATCGTCTGGGTGGTGTTCTTTCAACCATTCTTCGACCTCGTCAAGAGGTCCGGCGACTTGATGAGACGGGACATATGTGAAACTGGAGTCTTCCTCCATCTTCTTTTCAGCACCTCCAATTGTGAGTGTACCCTTAGCAGATCCAATACGTGTGTATTTTCCAGTAGTCATTTTTTATTAGTGAAAGTCCTTTATACATTTTTACCGAGCAATTACTTCAATTAAATAAATTAAAGTAAATTATTCTGAAGAATCCATTGGTTGTAGAACAAATTGTTCGTCTTTTATAATTTGTTTTTGTTTTCTTTTTGCTCTAGCTTTGGGTCTTTCTTTAATATCTTGTAATGATTTTGCGGCATCTTGAACTTTTAGTTTTTCAAGTAACAAAGTTGTTGAACTGTAATTATTACAACCAGAAGAATATAAATCTTGTATCACTGGATCTTCTGGATCATAACCTTCTAAAAACTTATTTTTGAACATCTCACATTGCTCTTTATATAAAGGTTGAGAACTTAAGAAAATCATAGATTTTGCTGCTTCCATAACGTTATTTGTTATGGGCATATACCTATCTTCGAGAGGTGTTGACAGATAAACTTCTATTCCTGGTATACTCTTTTCGCCTACCTTGTTAAATAATATGTATGGAGCTAACGACACAGATTTCAAACTTAATGAAGAACCTATTAAAGCACAGGTTATATCAAAAGTGGTGAAATAATTAACAGTATTATCATTAATCACTCCGTCTTCGAATGCACTACAAATAACACCCAAATCGCATAATGTTTTCGAAAATAGGAGACATATGAAATATTCTTGAGTTTGTAAGTCGGGGACAAATATAAGTCTTGTTATTGTTCTAACACTTGGTCCTCCTAGTTTAAGTATTTGAAGTTGTACATTTAACATTTCTTGAGTATAATCTATTCCTTTTATCGAAAAACTCTTTATAAATACATCTTTGACAGAATAATAATCTATAAAATTCATATTTATGATTTGTTTCTTATCATTTGGGTATGAATATATTTCTTTTCCAAGAATACTTTTATAATATATATATACAAGATTCAGATGATAATTAAGATATTGTTGTGGATTTTCTTTTGATTTTAAAGGTATTGTTGTAACAGCGTTTTCTAAGAATTTACCAACACTCCTAAAATTTCCAAAATGCTTACAGAATTCACTATCAAATGTTCTGTGATTTTTCTTCCCTTGTTCATAAAATTTAGTATTATTTAATTTCTTTATTCCATCCAACATCGATTTGTACAATAAACCGTGTACATTTTGATGCCCGTTTTCATTAAAAAAGTCAATCAAATTTTGAACTTTTTGTTGATCATCTATTACATTGAAAGCAACTTCTTCAGAAACTTTTTCAGAAACTTTTATTAAATTAGTTTTAGAAACCGCACCTTCTAATTTTCCTTCATCTGTTAGGTATTCTGTTATCTGTTCAGCTATCTGTGGATTTGTTATAGCTTGTTTCATATAATTAGCAATTTCAATAAAATTTGGAAATTTTTTCAAAGTCCACTGTATCTTATAATCATAACCATCGCTTACATTATAAGATACTTCGTCCTTAATTGTTGCTATTTCTCCATACTTAACTATACTATTTTTTATCAAAGAATCTTCTGAAGCCATATCATACATGTTTGCTAACGTGGGTCTGAATGAGATCTTTTGAAGCGCTTCATTTGCAGTTTTTTTACCTTCTGGAGTATTATAAATACCAATTACTGCTGGGTTCTTTAATCTAAAATCATTCATCGCATTGTCAAATGTCTTGTTTTTCTTGATCGCATCTATAACAACACTGTAATTTATATCAATTGGGTTTTTTCCTAAATAAGACCAAGTAGACGAATACATATAATCCACAACACTTGCTATTTGAGGAAAATCTGCATATTTCTTTCCTGGTGTTTTTGTTTGATTCAAAAATTGTAAAGGTTTAAACTTACTTATATCACCACAATTTTTCTCTGCATTTTTTTGTGCTTGTTTAGGTGTAAGTTTTTCATCTAGAGTAGTTTCATGTAAACTATTGAAGTTTTTTATAAGTAGACTCTTTTGGTTTTGGGTTAAATTTGCCCCTTCTTCTTCTGCATCATTTCTGTCACCAAAGAAATCGTGAATCTGATCTCCTATTAGTTTCTTTCTAAGATCTCCATCACAAGTAAATATTACAGTTTCCATTTTAATATACTTAAATATTAAAATTTAATAGTGTTTACCACATACAGGTATATATTCTTCGTTGCCTCCAATCAGGACCTGTTCTTTTTTCTTTTTGATACACTTTGTAAATGGTGCATTCAAAATTTTATCACCTCCAATTGTGAGTGTACCCTTAGCAGATCTAACGCGTGTGTATTTTCCAGTAGTCATTTTTTATTAGCGAAAGTCCTTTATACATTTTTACCGAGAAATTACTTCAATTAAATAAATTAAAGTAAATTATTGTATACAAAAATGAATTATATTATCATAACTTGTTTTTCAATTACATTAATTCTTGGTTTCATAGTTATCTATAGTCCAATAGAACCTTTCAAAACCCTGAAGAAGGACGACGAGTATACTATCAACGGAAAATCTCACATTTTTCCACTTGAAGGAGAAAATTACCCTATTTTGAAATCAGAGGTAACATCAAAAATGGTTAATTTGTTAGAAAAACTGACAAATGTATTAGACAAAAGTGATATTCCGTATTGGTTAACTTGCGGCACATTACTAGGAGCAGCAAGACACGGAGGCTTAATTCCTGGGACGATGATATTGACATAAATGTACCTTTAGAATATGTTGATAAAGCAAAGAATGCTATCAAAAAGGACAACTTAGGCGTTCTTGATTCTGGTGGTGGTTATAAGGTGTATGACAAGAGTACATACCCATTTATCGATCTTATCATCGTGGACAAAGTTAAAGAAAAATGGAAGATGTGTTATCCGTTGAACAAAGATGGCTCGTGTAGTTACAAAACAGCAGAAGAATTGCCGCAAGAATGTTTCATGGATGATGAGGTATTCCCACTTAAAAAGATACCGTTTGAAAACCTCTCTCTAAGTGTTCCAAACAAGTATCAAGAACTTATAATCAATATGTATGATGAGAAAGCATTAGAAGAGGCATATTACAAACCTTTTCCCACTTTGGTTAATCACAAGTTTAACCACCTACTCTACATGACTGGGTTAATTTCTGGTTAAAACTGAATTTTAAAGAAATTTTAAACTAAGAAATGTCGGGTTGTCTTGACATAACATTTACAAATATGGAGAACACCAAAAATACACTTATCATTAAGTACATCAAATACAACAAAGTTTCGGCCTATCAGTTTTCTAAAGTTATACATAAACAAAACAAAACGATAATAAAAACAAATTTTTTATGGAATGTTGATACAGATTATATTTATAATTCTGATAACGTAATTATAAAAAAATGTCAATTTTTCACAGATTTAGAAAATACAGTACAAGAATGGTTAAAAATGAATAAAAATATCCAGTGTTTAGAAAATACAGATAAGTGATTTTTCATTGGTGGTATAAAATTATTTACTATTTTTATAGTAAATAAAATGGCTTTTGCATCAGACAGGAAGGCAAATTATTATTGTGAAGGAGATATATTAGCTCTTCTATTCGCAGATCAAATTCATGACTTTCTTGGATCAGATAGAGGTATAAAGAAAATAAAAGAGAGCAAAAAGAATATTCCAAAAGATAAACAAGAAACACTTAGAGAATACGATGAACGAATGAAGAGGTATATTAAAAGTGCTTGGGGAGATATCGAAGTCAAAAAAGACAATGAAACAATGAAAATAACAGATATATTATCTAAACTTAAAGGGTCTCCTCAGAGTAAGGCTGAACAATTAATAGAAGAATACTCGGGGAAAGATGGAGATTTAGACTTAGGAAAATTAGAAAAATTTAAAGTTATAAAAAAGAATTCAAAACCTAGTCAAATAGAAGTTTTAGAAGATATTGGATACGGTACAAGAAAATATATTCAATATAGATGCAAGGACATAGGTATAGATATTGAAAAAGGGAAAAACTATGCTGATGTTAAAATAGACTATCTTGCTTCTAATAAGGCATTTTTGACAGCAATGATTAATCCCCAAATAACAAAAGGTTCTTGCCCTCTTATAACCCCTAATTTTCACAAACAAATAGTTTTTTCTCCTATTTTGTCTAATGTTTATGATCAAGCTGCTACAAATTCAATTTATAGTAGTTCGACATCTTATTATAGCGAAAAACAACGAAATAAATCGATAAATGAAAGGTATTCGATTGTTGATACAAATAAAAATAAACTAGAATGGGGTTTGATAGATTCACCAAAATTCTGCGAAATAGCTAAATGGTATAAAAATCCAACACCATCACAAAGCGTAGATAATTTTATGAAAAAATTTGGTCTTAACAAAGAAAATAAAGAGGATCTTAGATTTTTGTATAATATAATGATAGAAGGTTTTAGCAAATTTCTAAATATTTCTGTAGACCTTCAAAATGGCAACAAGTTTATTCTAAAAAACTATTTAACATCACATTCTCCGCCATATACAATGGACAAGAAAACGAAAGAAAATTTAAACCAAGAATATCCCAGTATAAGTTTTGGGGTTCTAAGACCTATAGGAAAAGGATCTACGCAAAATTATACTGCTGCATCTTCAAAGGTAAATAAATATTATTGGGATAAAGAAGGCGGCGAACAATGGTTTATTGTTCAATCATACCTAATATTAGAAATATTAGAAAATTTAGGAAAGGATTTGTCTCCTTTATATTGTACAGGACAAATTTCGGTAACATTTAAACAATTATTAGAATCTTTTAGTTTTTTCGCATTCGTTTCTGAATTGAAAATAAAGGACATTGATTATAGTGAAAATCTTAAAAAATCTCAGTCTGCCATTATGGAAATGGGAGGACCTTCTGTATTAAACATATCCCAATATCTAAAAGATAATGTAGCATTTCCATATCTTGAAAGCAAACTTGTATTAACTTGTTTATTTTTAAAGACTTTAGGAGATTTGAGTATAGTAACTGGTGCTTTCTTTGGAGGAGTTGTTAACGCTCTTAGAAATGTTAACTTCTTTTCAACTGGGGATAAAACTGCCGCTCAAATAGCATCTACACTAAAGTATATGAACATGGAACCACCAGAAGGGGGAGGCGCTTCGAAAGATAGCTACCTTTGGCCATATATATTAAGGGAAATAGAAGGAAGAGGAATGAGTGGATACAACGCGAAAGCTATTGTTCTTGAAGGTGATCTTTTGTTAGAAGATATTTTAGAACTATCAGGGTATTCTATTATAGAAACTAAAAACAAAGAACAATTAAATACATTCGAAAATAATTGTAATATGTTTAGAAATCAATACATAGATAATATAGAAGATGAAGAACTTGTAGATAAATTACAACAACTTAGCTGTGAAAATAGTGAAATAGCTAATTGGAATATATTGGAAGAAGCAAAAAATCCTAAATTAGAAATCGGATTTATTCGGGACAAAAAAGGAAATGTTTTAAAAGCAAGGAGAATCAAAAAACAAAATATTTTGGAAAGAATAAAACTTTTTAAAGAGAAACCAGGGCAACTATCGGCAAAAGAAACATACAATATTAATAAAGGACGTAAAAAGAAAGACGGAATGAAAAACTACAAGAAAGACGGAATGAAAAACAAGAAAGAACTTGAAAAGTCGTGGGTAGACTGGCTTACGGGAGGATGGAAGGCGTGAAAATAAATTTTAATATACTTAAATATTAAAATTTAATAGTGTTTACCACATACAGGTATATATTCTTCGTTGCCTCCAATCAGGACCTGTTCTTTTTTCTTTTTGCTACACTTTGTAAATGGTGCGTTCAAAATCTTATCACCACAGATACTACAGAACGCTTTAAGTTGTTGAATGTGATCCGCGCGAGGCATCAACTTTATCAAATCACCAAACGTGTTACGATTAGAATCTGCTATAAGACCAGTGCAGTGAATATGTTTGCCGTAAGTAAGCCATAACAATACGCTCCCAACCAAATCTAAGAAAAACTGACTCTCATCCACGACTATGTAATCATAATCTTTAATATCTATATCGCCAAGATATTTGGTTTTAATAATAGTCTTATCGCCATCAATTGTTAATTTAGGGAAATGAGGAGTCAATCCGTCCTTGTTTTCGGTACTACGAACATCTTCAATATAGTTTATAATTAGAACTCTTGCCGATTTTCCTTGATGTTTTCTCACAGACATAAACCTATTAACTTTATCTATTAGAGATGTTGTCTTTCCAGAAAACATAGGTCCGAAAGTAATTTCTAGGTAACCGCTCATTTTAAAATAAAAAAATATAGTTAAAAAATCAGTATGATTACGAAAATACACCAAACATCAAAAACCAAAAATCTAAACAAATTCCAACAAGAGTGTTCTGAAAATGCCCAGATATATCACCCAGAGTCAGAATATAACTTATGGGATGATGAGGACATCAAGACACTTGCAGAAAAAGAGTTCCCAGACCTACTTAAGGTATGGAATCAGTTACAAGGAATTCAGAGAGCAGATATTGGAAGGTATCTTATTCTATATGTCAATGGAGGTATATATGTAGACACAGATGTTATCTTCAACAAGAACTTCTTTAATAATATGGATTTTGATAAAAATAAGATATATTTCGCACCCAGTGTAAAAATCTTTCCTTGGAATGACTTAACTATGACAAATTATATAATATATGCACCGCAAGTAAGAATGGAATTTTTTAAAGACCTTGTTAAAGAATGTATCAAAAGAGTTAGAGAGTTTAAAAATACCTATTCTATAGATTATGTACCCTATACTACAGGTAGAGTAGTCGTTACAGATATGGCTAAAAAATATAAAAATATTAATATTATGGACGAAAACAAAGTTCTTAATAAATTTTGTGCTAATACAGAAATAACAGATAAAAATATCTGTTATCATGAAGGTTCTACTATAAGAAACGACGAAGATGGTTCTTGGAGAAGTAATGGTCTGATGACTCTGATAGAACAAGAATGTAAAATGAGAGAACATTTAGGTATATCAGGGAATGTATGCCAAGTTCCAGTAACCATTATCGCGATTAATATTTTTATTTTTGTTATGCTTTACATAGGTTATAAAGTTTGGTCTAACAAGCGATGACATTTGAAAAACATACTATCTTCTACATCTACTTCTTTATCTGGAAAATCTAGAAATAAAACTCTTTTTCCTTTAATTTCTTTCAAATTATTAGTAAAAGGTATATTTAACATTTTATCGAACACAATACCGCACTCGAGATTTTTTGGATTTCTGTAATATATAATATCAGGATTAACCATAAGCTTGATATTCATTGACATTTCGAAAGATTTTCTTGTCGCCATTTTTGTAGAGAGGAAAATATTCTCCACTATAAGTATGAACAACAAGTTTAATTTTAGATTTTTCCAAATTGTTTTTCAAAACAGACGAAACCTTAATCTTGGTAAATTGACAAATAACATTTGATACAGCAGAATTCATTGTTTTATTATAAAATTGTTTAAAAATTTTCATTTTTAATCAAAATGTCTGACTCTTATAATAGACTCAAAAAGTTATCTACAGATAGAATAGATAAAAACAATGTTATATCTAGTATGAAAACCTCTAGAGATAAGTCTATAGTAGACTCAAATTTAATAAAAGACGGATTTATATACTTATTACTATTACTATTACTTTTCTTTGGATTTATTATACTTAATTTAATTTAGATTCTACTTTACCATTATTGAAGTTCTTTACCTTTGTTGTATTAATCCATACAAAATTAACAAAATCTTTATAGGTTGGTGCTTCTCCTTTAGGAAATAATTCACGAAACTCATAATATTTCGTAGAAAGAATTTCTTTATAGTATACAGCCCATTGTTCAATATTAGTGAATGCCATGTTGTAATTTTTTAATATATCTTTATTAAAAAATTCATTTTGAATCTCAATTATTTGTTTAATTATTATCAAGGTCGATATCGTCCATTACTGGTTTACTACTGCTATTGAGCATATCTTCTAGATTAAACTCATCAGATTCTGGTTCAGGTGTAGTTTGAACATAAGGGTCTTCATTTCTTTCGTTTACAGGTGCTTCTTCTTTAGGTGTAGGAGATTCTAGTTTAATCTTTTCCATCTTCTTACGCATCTTTTCTACAAGTGCAGAATTTTGAGAGAACTTATTATAAGCATCGCTCTTGTTCTCTTTCTTTACAATATCTTCAATATCAGTAACAATAGCAGATGTTACATAAATCTTCATAGATAATTTACTACCAATCTTCGTCAAGTGCATAACCTTTACTGTAGGAATACAGGTGACACATTTACTCGTTAAAGCGTTTAAATCAAGACATTCATCCATTCCTGGAATTTCAAAATTAGCAACACGTTCTCGCATAGCTGGATAATCGCCGTTTGCCGGTTTTGCAGAATAATAAATAACATTGAAATAAACTGATGGGTCCTTATCAAGAATTTTTCCGGTTTTCTTATCTTTGGAGATATACACAGGATCAGAAATCAATTTCAAAATTTCTTCTTCAGTTTTATCTCCCATATCAAGTTTATCCTTGTTTTGAAAGACTATCTTAGAAAATCCTTGACGAAGTTGCTCAAAGAAACCATCAGAGCCACCATAAACCACAGATAAGAATTTTTTATCAGGAGATTTTCCAACAACATTCATAGTTTCGGATGTTGTATCCACAAGAGAGGCAGATGTATCAGGTTTTGTATAAACCTTAACACTTCCTTCCTTTCCAATAGCAGTACAAGACCCTACATCCATTTCGATATCTACATCTTCTTTAGAAATCCATCCTTTTGTTTGACTTCTCAAAATACTAGAAACACACTGAGAAGATTGTTCGCTATCTCGAGCAAAATCAACCCGCCCTTTAAGATTATAACCATTTTCTAGAGTAAGTCCGTAAGGAATCTTAACTTCAGGCATCTCAAATGAAAGGTCACCAGACATTACATTGCCATCATTATCTTCGTGGTCATAACAAAATTTTGCAACTTTGTATGGTCCTGCCTTTGAAGTTTTATCTTCAACGGTTACGAAGGACAAAGCGTCAGCGGAAAACTTAGAGAAATGTGTATAAGCCATGATTTTTTATTATTTTATTTTGAATTAAAAATTCATTTTAATTCATAAGTTGTTCGTAAATAAATATTTTCATCATGTTCTAACTTAATTGGGACGGAGTTTTGTTCCTTGTATCCTTTGACATGGGATAGATTTTCAAAGAAGAATTCTAAACTTTTGTCATCAACAGACCCATTATAGAAAGCCTGAGGAAATCCAGATCTGTAGGTCAAAATAAATGGTAGATGAGAAAATCTAGCCCAATGGTAAGGGTTGTCTTCGTCTTCAAGGGTTTTGAAACGCTGTATAATTTTTTTACCCATATCCGCATTAACTACTCCAAATTTTAGACCTTCTATATTATCAGCAGCAGAAACAAAGGCACGTAGTGTATGTTGAGAATCTTTATCTTCCGAATAAAAACATATATTTATCGGTTCTTTAAATTTTAAGACAATAGAATCTTCAAAATCAGTATCTTCGATGTGTTCTATATGGTTAGATTCTATAATAGTCCTCTTGACAATTTTGCTCTTATCTTCCATTTTAATAAGTTATTTTTATATTAATAAAATGATAAATTCTTTAGTATTACAAACATACACTCCTATAATTGTACCTTTATCATTTATATATGGTATAAATTTCGTAGAGAAAGAACTTCTATATGGTGGGTTTCCGTCTGTGGGTTTTTTTGCTATAATGATGTCTTTATTAATATACTATGATAGAGTAGAAAACAAGAAAAAAGAATATTTGTCAACTGGTCTTGTAATATTTTTCCTGTCTTATTTGTTATTATCTTACACTAAAAAGATAATTTTCAGTGCTTTGTGTTTGCTTATTTCATTATTCTTAATAGGTTATGGAATTTCTGATATGGGGTTCTATTCATATAAAAACCAATATATCTATTTATCATTGTTTATGATATGGGTTTCTATGGTGTTTTTAATACCATATGAGAGAGAATATCTTAATGGATATAGTTCGTCTATGTTATTATTAACATTCGCAATAACATTTTTGGTATTTATGTCTGTTAAGACACCTCTAACTGCTTAAATAAGTTTTATCTAAAATGCCTACTTTAAATATCAATGACGTTAAGTCGTCGCTTAGTTTTCTGATGTCCTCTATGGTTGATTCGGGAAGACAGGCGATGAGAGAGATGTTTGGAATGCCTAAATCTACATGGTTAAGTCAAACAGAGCGTTTTGAATCTTTCTTTTCTCAACTTTCTGCAGATGATAGTGCTGTACATAACTTCAAAGAGAAGTTTGTCGTACCACTATATAAGAAACACGAA